ATTCGGGCGCATTTGCATAACGGCCTGAATAAATTAATTAGACATTATAGGGTATGAATATGCAGAAACTAATTGAGGGTGACATTTATGAAGTGCACGCATATCAATACGGCAGTGACAAAAGAGAGAGGGAGGTACGGATAGGTAAATGTATGGCATCCGATGATAGTGGAATATTGATGGATATGCTCGATAATGATGAGATTGAGGAATTTCAATGGGATGAATTTATCGGAAAGCATGAGCCTTTTAAATATGAGGTGGGTGATATTTGCGATGATGTAGAAAGGCATATTCTACCTGTAAAAATAGTGGCTTTTAATTGTACACAGGTAGTTGTTTGGGATCGGATTAATGATCTTTACTATGTTGTGCCTCATAGTAGAATAATACGTAAAATAGAATAGGGTATGAGTATGAGTATGACCAAAGAAAGAAAGTTTGAAATAGAGCTATACGATATACTCTATATATTAAACAGCACTGATAACGTTGAAACGCTCGACTATTGCGCTGAATTGGTGGGATATGTCACCGATGCGGAAATACTCGCATTTGCTAATGTATTTCTTTCTAGTGAAATGCAAATATTGGGTTATGGGGATAAAGCGAGGGAATCAGCCATAAACAAACTCACCTACTGGCGGCATAGATATTGCTCTACTGCTAAACAATTAAAGGGCTAATGTATGGATAAACAGTTACTAGAACAAGCTGCAAGAGCCTTTATTGATATATTGGCAGATACTCCTACACTATATAATGACCGTGATTTAAATAATGTATTTATCGATGGTGAAATTGATTTAATTGCATGTCTTGAAGCAGCGTTTGAAGAGGTGGGTGGGGCGATATGGAAATAACGTTTGACACCCGTACATCAGTATGATATAGTTGTATTATAATCGAATTATTGTGTTTAAAGCCTTCTGGAGAAATCCCGAGGGCTTTTTTTACGTCCAAATCATGGAATATTATGTCTCGCTGTCGGTATAAATTATGTACCACATGTGGCGAGAATAAAAGTTATGATGAATTTGGACTGGCTGCTACACGCAATGGCAGGCAAGTAAATTGTCATAGTTGTGTGATGAAGCGTCTTGAGAAAAATGGATTGCTTGAGTCGTATATTACGGGTGAAGGTTCTTTTCGTAAAAGAACTATCAAGGGATTTCAAAAAGATCTTCATTATATTCAGCAGCGAGATGCTGTCAAACACAAAAAACTTAATGATGCTCGTCGAAAATACTATGCTGATAAAAAAGCTACAAGTATTAGCCTATTTAAAGAAATGTTCCCCCAAACAAACTGAATATCATCATGAGTAAAGCAGGACGCAAATCAATTTACGATCCGTCAATGTGCGAGAAAGCTATCGAGATTATGGCTGAAGGTGCATCGCTTACTGAGGTCGCTGCGGGACTAGGTATTGGACGCAGAACATTATTCCGCTGGATTGATGAAAAGGACGAGGCGCATTATAAGCCTGAATTTGCTACTGCAATTGAAGATGGCACGGCTCTTTGTCAAGCATGGTGGGAAAAGACAGGTCGTCTTGGTATGTTCATGGATAAATTCAACGCCACAATCTGGATTTACAACATGAAGAACCGCTTTAGAGATGATTGGCGGGATAAGACTGAGCATGAACATACTGGCAAAGATGGCGGCAATATCAAAACAGAAGATGTGACCGATCCCATACAATCAGCACGTAGAGTAGCGTTCCTACTCGCTACTGCTGCTGCAAAATTATCAGAATAATATATTAGAGGTTACACATGGCGGCTTTTACTCCTGCATTAATCGGGCTATCCGTAGCCGTGGATGATAGCTTTTGTATTAATCCCTCTGGATGGACGGATAACCGTGTTTTAGCGGCTGGTGTAGCTGAATCAATCACCGTTCCTACTGATGCAGTCAAAGTCTATATTAGCGGCACTGAAAACTATTATGTGGGCTTTACTCGCTCAGGTTATGACGATGTAACGGCTATTGTTCCCAATGCTGACACCACTAGCGGGCTGGGTTTTGCGCTTAATCCTACGTCTAGGACGCTTGGAGGTATTACAAAGCTCAGCATTATATCGGCGCTTGCTTGCATTATATCACTTGAATATTACAGGGCATAAGTCATGCGTAATCCATTTAATAATGAAAGCGTACCGTCAAAGGCCGGGCTTGGGCTGGGCACTACAGATGCAGTTACCCACAACACGCTAAGTTTAAATGCTGCAACAAACCAGATTGTGCTTGATGCTGACGGCACATTTACTGGCACTATCACCATGGCTTCGCTGACGGGGAATAGATCATGGACTTTTCCTAACTCAACCGGAACGATGACATCACTAGCAACTGTTGTTTCGACTGCTAACACGTTTACAGCAGCACAGAGAGGCGCATTTTCAACGCTGACAGATGCCTCAACGATTGCGATGGATGCGTCATTAGCAAATAATTATAGTGTTGTGCTGGGTGGCAATAGAACGCTTGGTGTACCTACCAATATGGTTGCGGGGCAAACTGGCGTCATAAGTGTTCGTCAGGATATTACAGGCACTCGTACTTTAGCTTATGCGTGGCCTTGGATATTCCCGGGCGGTACAGCGCCAACATTATCGACAGGCAAGCTTGTTCTTGATCAGCTTTATTACTGTATTAATAGCTACTCAACAGCAACGGTAACGGTCACTATAGCGACGCCTGGTGTTATGACATGGACAGCCCACGGTTTGGTTTCTGGTCAAAGAATACAACTCACAACTACTGGCGCGCTTCCTACTGGGCTAACCGCCTCTACGACATATTGGGTAACGGTAGTTAATGCCAATACATTTAATTTATCTACGTCGCTCGCAAATGCTCAAACGGCAACTTTTATAGCAACATCCGGTTCGCAGTCTGGTGTTCATACTGCCGTTAATGCGTCCATTACGCTTAGTAATAATCTTGGCCTTGCATAATGACACAACTCTGTAATGCGATGTTATTGTCTAGCGGTGTTCCTTTTATTTCCTCATGGAAAACAGATAACGCTGGGACATCGACAAGCACGCAGATTACTATACCTACTATATCGACTGGCACTTACAACTGTACGGTTGACTGGGGCGATGGTAATACATCAGCTATTACAACGTATAATGATGCAGCGTGGACACACACCTATTCAGGAGCTGGTACATATACTGTTCGGGTAAAAGGCACCTTTGTAGGAATTCGCTTTAATTCTGATGGCGATCGACGCAAGCTGTTGAATATTTCTCAATGGGGTAAAAGCCGCCTTGGTAATGAGGCTAGTTATTTTGCCGGGTGTTCAAATTTAACCATTACAGCAACTGACGTTCTGAACCTGACGGGAACAACTACGTTATACGGGTTATTTTTAGATTGTGCATCTATTACAACCGTTCCAAGCATAAATAGTTGGAATTTCTCATTGGTTGAGAATGCCAATTATATGTTGAGTAATTGCACTTCATTTAATCAAGCGTTGAGCCTTAACACCTCGTCAGTAACGACTGTGGGGTCAATGTTATATGGATGTACTTCGTTTAATCAGACATTAAGTATCGATACTTCTTCAGTGCAAGATATGTCGTACATGTTGGGTGGGTGCACTTCATTTAACCAGCCATTGAGCTTCGATACTTCTTCAGTGACGACTATGGGAGGGATGTTATCAGGATGCACTTCCTTTAATCAGACGTTGAGTTTCGATACTTCGTCAGTTCAGTTTATGACTGAAATGTTCTTGGGGTGCACTGCATTTAATCAGGCGTTGAGTTTCGATACTAGCTCGGTTCAAAGTATGGCAATAATGTTATATGGGTGCACTTCATTTAATCAGCCATTAAATTTCAACACATCTTCACTTTCGTCTGTTGACTCCATGTTGCTCGGGTGCACGTCGTTTAACCAAAATATTGGTTCCTGGAACATTACTTCATTAACAGAAGCAGTTAGTATGATGGATGATGTTACTCTATCTACAACAAACTATAACGCATTACTTGCTGGATGGGGCGCTCAAGCTGTTCAAGGTGGTGTAAACTTCAGTGGTGGCAATAGTCACTATGACGCAGTTACAGGTGGCTTTAACGGAACGGCTGGTAGAGCTTTGCTTACTGATCCC